CTGTAGTTCAAGAGTAGAAGTTTGATTCCCAATCTCTCTGGAGAGTCCTCCAATCAGGAATGTAGAACTGAGAGAGGCGAAAGGGCAAGAAGAGGCGGTCGAAGACAGTGCGTCCAGAATGGACTGCCAAGAGGGCCACTGAAGTCAACTTTTCTTGCAAAGTTCCAGGGTGATAGTAGGAAAGCATAGCTTGAAGGTTCTCTTCGGACATCAGAGGGCGATGGATGAAGCCGTCTGCTGACCACGGTTCGAACGACCGCTTCAGGAAGGTGCAGTTGTAGAGATTGCTCTCTAGAGGAAAACTTCCTGCCTTGGATGCAGGGGTAATGGTATACCCACACAGAGCCAAGTTGGTTTTGACCAAGTTGAAGTCGAGCCTGTAGTTGGATGCCACAAGCAGATCATCGCCATAAGCCAAAACCTTGACGTCATCAAAGGCAAAGTTGGAGTAGGTCATTGCGAGACCGGCCCGAATGATGACGTTGTTGAAAAGAGTGTTGAGAAGAGAAGTAGCGGAACAACCCGAGGGCAAACCGCCATCTATCGCATACCTTTTGGTGTCATAGGCATGGATAGACTTTGCCAAAGACCTGAGCCAAGGGGCAACCAAAGGATCAAACCCATTCTCTGGAGTAAAGAACCGTTTAATAAACAGTTCAAAGATGGCCTCACCATGCGTAGAGTCGAAATTGCTGTAATCGACATCATACACATACTGATAACCTTTAAGTTCGTGGGCGAACTTAGTCCAGTGAATATCTGGGTTGCATCCAATTGCAGAGCCAAAGTGGGTTCCCGGTCTAGACTGGATTTTAGCAGCAAAGCGTCCAAGCAACTGTCGCCCGATGATGCAGTGGGCAACTGAAGCTACGTCCACGATGCGGGTCTTTCCAGCTTTGACCTTGTCATTGTGCCTGATTTCATCCTTAAGAAAAGACTGAAAAGTGTGGTCAGAAAAATCACCAGTAATCATCTTGTTATAATCAGCAATGAAAGTGGGGTGGATGGGAGAGCCTTGTTCAAAGTCAATTAAGTCATCTCTTCTGAGGTTCATCTGAGTGTAGGGCAAGCCTGGTGAAGTCTTAGAATCCAATTTGTCCAAATTGTTAATTCCTAACACAGCCTCCTGGAAATTGAGCGGTCCATTATCAGTACCCACAAGAGTGAATATCTGATTTGAATACTCAACAACCATGTCATCGAATTGTGTCGGGAGAACTTTCTGATTAGTTGTATGTTTTGAAAAGACTTTTTCATCCAAGTTGACACCCTCATCCAGACGTTTGTCATGATTTGAAAGAGCAGCAGGTGAGTAAGGAACATTAAAGTAAGGCTGAGCTAAGGTAGGTCTCAGAGCAGACTTCCGAGGGATGTAAACACGAGGAGCCTGATCTGTGATGAGCGTCATGCAGCCCTGGTTCTCAGGGATCATTCCGCCCATGCCTTTCACTAACATCTGTTGAGTCACAGTCACGGCGGAGCCGACGCCGCAGATGCCAGCGGCATGCATCCCAGCGATACGCTGTTTGCCACCGATGTTCATGGTGATAGCAGCGCCGCAATAGCCCTTGAAAGTGGAAGCCTTGTAATTGAAAGACAGAGCATAGGGTCCATTCTGAGTTTGGGTGGTATGGGGACCACGAAGAAAATGTCCAAAGAAACACATGGGAAGGTCAGTGTTCATAACTCCAATGATCTGATCATTTTGGTCAGGCGCAGGATCTTGGTCATCCAGGAAAAGTCTCACATTGTCCTTGAACTGAGGTCCATTTGGGAGTTTCACAAGTACATAATCCAGTTTCACACCTTTACGGGAGAAGCCCAGAGCCTGAACCTCATCCCGGGAGAAAACTTCACCGCGTACGGCGAAGGTGGTCCAATCAGGGTTGTTCCAGGTGTGTTCATTCACAATGAAAAATCTGCCCTTGACAGCCAGGCAGGATTGTACATAGGGGGCAACCTGTTTTGGAGTCCAGAATTGAATGGGAAATACCACTTGTTTGGAAACCTTCTTTTGGAAATCGAGCACTCCGTTTCCGGGGCCCTGCAATTCCATGAGTTTGAGAGTCTTCTGTTCCTGTTTAAGAAATCCTGTGTAAGCTGCTTCATTCTCATGTTGGTCCATAGCCTTAAAGGTGGTAAGGCTAGTCTTGGTCTCTGGAGTCTTCTCCTTCGATAAGACTTTCTTGGCCACCTTGTAGCCAAGGAATAGCCCACA